CATTAGACCCACATGAGAGATGTAGCGGCCTGAGGTAGTAGTTAACCAATTAGAAACCTCACGGAGACTGTATTGCTTAAGATACTTCTTAGCTTGCTCGAATAATTCTAACTCTTCTGGGATTGGTAACAGTATATCAGAGTCTTCGGGGTCTTGTCTATAGCCAAATGGTATAACCCTACCAACTCTTACTACTGAAAGCCATTCATATTCTCCCTCTACCTCATTTGGTTGGGGAAGTTGCCAAGTTTTTTTAATCTTCATTTGATTTAGGTGGCAGTATAAACAAAGGACTCTCTGCTTTAACTTCTATTTTATCTGTTTTAACAAACCCAGCTCTGTCTAAGAAATCTTTAGCAGCTGCCATCTTTTCTTTGTTGCCTAGATCAGTTGGGTTATTCATAATCTGCATCATTGAATATGCAGCTTTACTCCCAGATGCTGCAATAAACTTTTTAGTAAGATCTGCAATTTGTTCTTGTAAGACTGAAGTAATACTAGTGGACGAAACATTATCAGAATACCCTGCAAGTTTTTTAGCCCTTACAGGATCACCCTGTGCAGACTCAAAAAGTACATCCAGAAATAACTGTTGTTTTTCCGTAAGATTTTTCATGAACACTCACATTTATTACAGGGGCAATCCCTATTAAGCACTGCACGTAGAATACGTTTAAAATATTTCCTCATGTTTTTTTCCTATACGGTTTTACTTTAGCTGCAATCTTTTTAGGTTGAGCTACAAATTGTTTACCTGCAGCTTTGCCTTTTCGTTTAGCTTTTGTTGTAGCAGCATACTCAGAAGAGCTTAAAGACTTAATAGCTTTCTTAGGTAAATATCTTTCACCTGTAGCCTTTGGACCTTGTGTCGATGGCTTACCACTTTTGGTAGTCCACTTCTGTTTACCCCAATCCTTTAAACTTTTCTGAGATTTTTTTAAAGTCATTAAGCTTTTTTAATTCCAGTATCAAGTGTACCACTACTCTTTACCATCCCACCGACATTATAAGTCATTACCTTACCGCCTTTAGCATAGCCTTTCTTTTTCATACCACCTTTAGCATAACCTTTTTTCTTCATCATGCCACCCTTAGCCATCTTGCCTTTGCCATCCATAGCATAGGCAGGAACCATTTCACCTGCAGGGTTCTTCTTCATGGGCAATGCACCACCAGCTGCATAACCTTTTTTCTTCATAGCTCCACCTTTAGCCATGCCTTTTTTCTTCATGGCTCCGCCTTTAGCCATTCCTTTTTTCTTCATCTTCATTTTTCTGTCTCCTGATAAAGATTGTTAAAAACTCTTTGGGTATCCCAAACATAATCTACGTCTTCTTTAGAATTAAACGTATGCTGATTCGGTCTAAAGTCAGGAGCACCTTCTCCTGTTTCAAACCAAGCAGGGTGAGTAACCCTTACCCTGTTGTTAGGTAACGCAACCATGTTACCTGTGTATTCCCCTGCGTCTAACAGTTCTAGTACGTGAGACTGCTTGTGTTGTGCAGGGTCATCTGCCACTTCATTATCTGTATAGTCTACAGTAAAGTAGTACTTAGCAGGGTAAAACTCCCCATCTACTTTTGCTATCCAAGGCGCTGGGCTTGCTCGTTCTATCTTATAGACTGAGTGTGTGTGCGACATACAATCCCAAGGTTGCGCCAGATAGGGAGGTAACTCTTCAGGCCATTCTTCATAGCGTGTGTCTGCTACCAAAGCTGTTAAAGGCATCCTAGCCCACATTGCTCCACCGTGAACATTGGGGTCATCTTCTTCATCAGACTCGCATCCAGTAAAGATTACTTGGAAGCTGAGTGTTCTATTTGGCATTGTAGTGACGGCTACTACCAAACAGTGTAGAAACTCTCCGTGATACTCTTCCATATTCTTAGTGTATTCACGTCGTACCCACGCTTTAAAGTGTGGTATATTGCTCTGGAGGTAGGGCATTAAGCATTATCCTTCTGCTTTTTTAACTGCAGCTTTGCTTGTTTTGCAAGCCTAACTATCTCAGTCTTACCCATTACCTTAGCACGTTGCTCTAATACTGTCAATATTTGAATCTTACGAGCATAAGGCTTGTTTATTCTTTTTACCTTTGCAATAGTTTCTTTAGCATCTTTTATTGTAGCAAATTTTATAGACACAGTATCTTTAGGATTCTCATCCGTATAGAGTCTTCTGCCAGAACCCTTAGGTTTTTTACCTGTACCTACCTTAGGATCTTTTTTCTTTGCCATAGTTATTTAACTTTTTTACCTGTCATGCCTTTTAAAACTTTAGCTTGACCTGCGTGTAGCTTAGAGGCTTTATTTAAACCCTTAATAACTTTCTTAACTTTCTTTTTATTTTGATTAGTTAGTGCCATTATTTATAACCTCCACCTTTAGCTTTGTATTGTTTAGCCACCATCTGGGCTTTCCTTGCACTCCACTGTCCAGGACTTCCACCTTTGCCACTAGCCTTAACGGAGGCCACAAGAGACTTACGCATAGTAGGCTTAGTATAATTACCTGCCGCATTAACGCCAGACTTTTTCTTGGTTGTAGAACCTGTCTTTGATTTCACCACGGGTCATCCCTATATCTTTGAGCATATCGTCTGACATATTATGTAACTGCCAGTATTGTACTCTACGCATTTGACTTTGTTGTAGTGCTTTAATTAATCTTCTAAACATGGTATAGCTCCTTTATTACCAAGAGCAGTTATACCATGTTAAGGTTTATAACTATATAGATATTAGTGCAACCCCGCCATGCAATTACTACACAGCAGGGTTACTTATTTTATGAAAGTATTACACGTACTAATGTACTACTACCACTACCCCGTCTATAGTTTAGGATAGTAGCATTGCCTATAGCTTTAGGTACTACAAGAGTATGTACACCAGCAGGAAGCATAATGTCATTATCTGTAACGTCAGCCTCCGCTGCTGCAAACCCAATGTCTAAATCATGACTTGTTTCAATAAGCACCATCTTAGCGTTAGTGCAAACTACGTGTGTAGTAGCAGTGTTACCTAGAGTAACTGCAGTCTCTACAGACCACCCTAAGTTTTCTCCTACTAATGCAGCTTGGTCAACCATTAGTTATCCCCCTTAATGTACTGAGTATTCTAACTCAACAGTGAAACGACCTGCAGTACCATCGGCGTTCATAGTAGTAGTAGCGAATACATACAAATGCTTGCTTGCAATAGCTGCCTGCACTAGAGGATCAAAAACGTGATACCCTGCTGCATCCAGATCTAAATCAATTTCAGTTACTGAGTCAGTAGCTGAGATACGTGGGTTGAATGATGCAACACCTGCACCTACAATTTCTGTCCCTGAAGATACAGCAGAATTAGTAGCTGTACCTGAAGTAGCACTAAGCATAAGACCACCAACAAGTGTTGGTCCTGCAACAGTAGTAATAAATACTACAGCACGATGGATAAAGAACTTAGTTGGGGTTACGATACCTGATGGAGTAGATGTATCTAATGTACCTAGCTCTACCAAAACGTCTCCATCAGCATAAGCTGTGGCTGCGTCTGTAGCTGCTAGTGAACCTACAAATGTTTGGATCTTACGTGTACCAAATGAATGTAGTAATCCTGTACCTGTAATACTATCAGAGAAAGTACCTGTACCAGTTACGTCAATGCCATTACCAAATGTAATGTCTGATTCATACTCTTCGATACCTTGTGTGAGTGTAGTTGTTGCCATGATATTTAATCCTTATGTTTTTACCATTTAACTTTATCAGCCCAGTAAGCTGCGCTGAGTTTTCCCTTTTTTATATTTTTCCCGTGTCTTGCTTTAAAGGATGCACGTTTTTTCTTCATGCGGTCAGTCTCACCCGCTTTGGGTTTTCCTGCCGTTTTTGCTCCCTGCTCACCGAACCTGATGAGCTTAATGACTTTACCTTCTTTGGCAAGTACAACGTGGGATTTCTTGGGATGCTTAGGTGTCTTCTTAGGCTTGTTGTAACCTTCAAACTTTTCACCTCTATATTCTACTGCCATTACATTAGCTCGAAGTGGGGGCCATCAATAAAGGGTCTGCGACTTTGGCTACGACGAAGATCAATGTACTTCATCATGGCATCTTCAGCAGTGCCAGGATATGTACGTATGTCTCCTTCTGACCAAGCAGCACCCCACTTGACGGCAATGTCGAGTTCTTGTGCAGCAGTCTTCATTGCATCACAAAGATCATCATAGACATTCAGTTCCCAACAAGCTGCGCCATCGACGTAAGCCATTAGATCAACTGCCCGACCAACAAGGTGATTAGATTTCATAGTCTGAGACTTACCAGCAGCAACAAGTTTCTTTTGCTCCTCCTCCGTCCTCATTCCATAAATAACACCAAAATCTATTTTAGTTAATTCAATAGCTCTTTTAGTAACTGCTACTAGGGAAGGCTCTACTCCATTCAACTTTGCATTGCTACGGACGCTTAAACTAAAACTCACTTTTGTTCTCCCATGTTTATTAAATTTATACAAGCAACCGTTATACCGTTATGCGTAATCATAACCTCAGCTTTTTCTCTTTGCTGTTCGCATATCTTTCTGTTATCATACTGCCCTAGTTGGAAATAGTCAAGGGGCATACCTGAGATGAGTTGTATCCAGACTAGTACCCACATTATTTCTTTTGCCTAATTTTAGGTCTTTGAGATGTAGGGGGTGCAAGTGTCTTACGTATTTTAGGCCGTGAAGATTTGCTAAGTGCAGATGATTTATTTTTTGCTTTTTCGTTAGCCACAACTACTTTAGCTACAGCATTATCTATATCTTTTTGTGCTTGAACACGAGCTTTTTCTGTTTTAGCTTGTTTAAATTTTTCATATAATTTAGCAATCAC